AACGACGGGTGGCCTGTGACTGCCAAACCAAGATTACCAGCAGCGCTGGCTGTCGCAGTGAAGCGAGTCTGAATGGCAAAAGCAGCAACTGGGCCAACATTCAAGTCGGGAATTGTTGCAGGTCCTGAGAGAGCAACTTCAGGGTTCATTGTTACTTGCATATGTCTGATAGTAGCAGCGTCAACGAGTCTTTGGCACTCGGGGGGCAGGCGGAACCTGTCCACGCTGCGTACTTCACGGACAACTCTTTGCATGAGGGCGTGGTCCTTCTTTTCGATCCTTTCCATCCTTTTGATGGGGGCTTTCTTCTGTTGTGATTTCTGGACGACGACCTTGATTTCAGGCTTCTTTTGCTGTTTGGCATTGCGAGGCATGTTTGTTTTTAAAGTGGCGAGTACCTTAGTCATGAGACCACTTTGATAGCCTGTATAAAGAATGATGAGGTCAAGGTCCGTCTTGCGAAACTCTGCAAGGGCATCTTGGTAAAATGGGCAAAGAGGATTGAATTCCGTTTCTTTGAAGAAACGATCTCTTTCTTGCCTAAAACGAGCTCGTGAAGAACTAAAGAAAAGTTCGCGATACAGAGCACATTTCACCAAAAGATTGAGTCCTGCTTGCGTTCCAACAGGAGAATTGGCGGTATATCCGAAGCTGCGCATTTCATTGCTAGCAAGCATTGTACCTCCATGGGTGGAGAAAAAATTGTGCATATGCTTATCAACATTACCAACGGGAACTTGCATTCCGCGGTATTGTGCAAACGTATGTGACAAAAACTCACACCGATGAAGTTCTTGGTACGCTCCAGAGGAGTTGTTGCATTTCATCTTAATCCCGATTGTATCAAGACTTGCTGCAATAGCTTCGAATGTGAACCAGTTTTGGACTTCCGGCGTTGCGGTGAGAATGATATCGTCACCGTAGACACGAACACGAATGTGTTTCTCAAAAGCAGCAGGGCTGTCATACCCTGAAGGCGCTAGTGAATACCACGCGTAGAGAAGATCACACATGACATGTATTGTGTTGTCAACAATTGTGTCAAAATTGCCAGAAAGAACACCACCGTAGTGCATGTAGGTGGTGCCGTCATAGTCAATGACGGTAGAATAGTTCTTGATGTTGTACAACTGATTCAAGTACTTTAAGAGTGTTTTGCGATCAAACTCTCCTGAAAGCTC